ACTAACCACCAGTTTTCAATACTATCTGGAACAGTTACAATAGAGTTTCCAGCTGATAGAGTTCCAGTTAATTTCCATAATCTTGTTGCAAGAGTGGCCCCTGTTGTTCCATCATTTTTAGTTAAAGTTAGTGTGCCGTTATCAGTTAAAGCTTGAGCGACATAGCCACCCGCTATTTGTTCAATAATATTCCAGTTTGTGTTTGTTAATGTTCCCCATGTACCGGCTTTTTCGCCAGTTGTCATAAGTTGAACGCCTAAGTTTGTATAATTCGATGCCATAATTTCCTCCTATGCAGAATGTTCTATATCTGTATAGGAAGTATTGCCGGTAATGTCAACATCTTTATAGTGTAGTGGAGATACTCCCCCAGAACCTAAACTTACTGTAGCTGAGACACCTGTTACTCCTACTACATCAGCAGGAGAAAGGTCACCTGTTGAAGCTGTAGCTGAAACTCCAGTTAAAGGAACACCGATTTCTAGAATAAGAGAAGTCCCAAGACTTGTTGTTGCTGCAACTCCTGTTGGAGTAACTAATTGAGTTTCAGTTACTGTAACTGATCCTTCAGAAACAGTTGCACTTACTCCTGTTAATCCAATTGCCATGTCGTCTGGAGACAATGATCCTGTAGAACCTGTCGCGGACACTCCAGTTAAAGGAACACCTATTTCAATTAAAAGAGATCCTGTAGAACCTGTCGCGGATACTCCAGTTAAAGATAAATCACCTGAACCAAATACTAATCCTGGTGTACCTACTGAAGCAGTTGCATATTGGCCTGTTGGGCCAATTGACATTTCTAATGGAGATATGGCTCCAGCACTCGCTGTCGCTGAAACACCTGTAGGAATTACTGTATGCGCTGAGTCACCCCAGTCTTCATCACCCCAGCTATCTCTACCCCAGCCTTGTTCATTAAAGGCTGAAACGGTTCCAATAGAAGTTGTGGCTGAAACTCCAGTTAGAGTGACAACTGGTTCGTCAGTATCTCCCCAAGGTTCTTGGCCCCAACTATCTCTACCCCAACCAGCATTAGTACTAACTTCTGTTAAAGTTCCAACGGAAGTTGCTAAACCTGATGGCGCAGTTATGGGTACTATAATTTCTGTTGTAAGAGAGCCTACTGCTGTAGTTGCTGAAACACCTGTAGGAAGAATGAGAAGCTGTACTTCGGCTGAACCAAGGGAAGCTGTTAAACTTAATCCTGTTGGTAAAACTGAATAGTTAACACCCCAAGCAAAATCATTCCAGGCATGTCTACCCCAACCTTCTTCATTATAGGCTTCTACTGTACCTACTGATGTAGTTGCTGAAACACCTGTAAGAGGAACAGTTAAACCTGATTCGCCCCAGTTTTCTGCGCCCCAAGTATCACTACCCCATCCTTGCTCATTAAAGGCTGTTACACTTCCAATTGATGTAGCTAAACCGGCCGGAGCTGTTAAAGAAACAGTAACGGTATCAGATTGCCAGGAATTATATCCCCAGGTGGTTCCGGCTTTATTCCAAGTGTTAGCCATAAGGAATTGCTCCTTATGCTATTCGAATAATCGCGTCCGAAGCGTCAGCCGTTGGGAATTGAATTGTAAAAGTTCCGCTTGAAACTGTCTTATCTCCACCGAATGCAATGGCACAACATGCTGGATCTCCAGATGCTGAGTCATTAAAAATTAAACAACCATTCGCTGTAAATGAAGCAGATGTCCAACTCGTGTCTGAAAAATCACACACTGCTGTATCAGTTGATAGTACAGGTGTTACACTAGTTAACGCATTTCCTTTTGCTGTGTAAGCAGTTCCTGATGTATTCGTAATTTCATTTGATGAACTGTAGGCTGTTGTAGATTTACTTAGAGTTGCAGAACTTGTGTACAAAGCTAAATTAAAAGTATTTCCAGTCGATGCCGTGAAATTATGAACAGCTGTTAGAATTTCTGTTTTGAAACTATTACAAATTGCTGATGTTATTGCCATAAGTTTTCTCCTAATTACGGTGACGGAGAGTTGACAGGTATTCTAACGGTTCCGTCAGTATAATCGTCTCTTCTTCGTCTCCCAATTTGCACTCCTGCAAACTTTTGTACTTCTTGTTTATATTTATTTTCGTATAATGTCAACATATCCATAGGACCTTTTAAAAATCCATAAGCTTCAACTAAAGTAGCATATAATAAGCCCTGTGGAAAGTACTGACTTATATAAGTCCCAGATGTTTTAGTCACTAAACTTTGAGGTACCATATCATAATATATTCTAAAAGAATAATTAGCATCTGGTGTAGGCGCTACGTAAAGACCTCCTGAAGTGGTGTCTGATACTGCTGTGGCTCCCCCAAACATAGCATAATACTTAGGAAAACCTGTGACATCCTGAGCTGTTTGACCTCCTGAAGAACCAGTTTCTCTATTGACATATTCTGTTAAGTAAGTTTGGTCCTTTTTAATCAACCATTCTCCAGCACCTGTAGTAGCTGAGGTACTATTAAAAACTTTTATTCCACGCACAAATACTGTTCCAGTATGTCCCTTGCTTCCTTTTCCCGGAACATTTATTGTATTATCATCAATAGCTAAATTTCCTTCGCTAACATACCTGTATGCATCAATGGGAACATCATAAAAAATTCTATATTCTGCATTTTCTATAAAGCCACCTAGAATAGCACCAGTTAAAACAGTACTACTTACTTCCGTATAGTTTCTAATGTTAGTTTCTAATTCTGAGAGTGTAAATCCAGCCATTATCTAACTCCTACTGCCTCTAAACATTCTGGGCAGTGTTTTCGAAATCTATTATGTGTACCACAATGTAAAGCCTTTGGTTTTGGTTTCAGTACTAGAACCGCTTTTTTACCAAAGCATTTCTTCCATAATTTTTTTAAAAATTTAATCATTACGGTCTATCGTTTACAGGTCCGCCGAAAACGAAAAAGCCTCCTCCTGTTGCTATACTAGTCGCAGCACTGACTAAAGTAAAACTAAATTTATTACTAAAAGTCACTGTGGTTCCAGCATCATCTACACGTGTTTCATCAATTTTAGTTATTTCATATGATCCATAAATTTTTTCTCCTGCTGTATGAGCTACTGCTGTTGTTGAAACCGGAGTCTTTCCATAAGAAG